CCTCGCGGGCGTTGATCTCCAGCTGGGCGATGACCTGCTTCAGTTCGCCCTGCATGGCCATCGCCATGAACTGCGCCTCGGCCTCGCGCTTCTTCTCGGGGTCCGGAAAGAAGCGGTCGATCAGCGTCTTGCCCACCTCAAACAGCGGGCCTACCAGCAGTGGGTTCATAACTTCTCCGGTTCTCTGAACACGCTGATCGGCAGCACGGTCACGTCGCCGTCCATCCACGCGATGGCAATCTGATCCGGTGGCCTGACGCGCCAGCATCCGCTTACGCGCCGAGTGCCGTCCGTGATCACCGCCCACAGCGCACGATCCTGGCACGGGCCGGCAACGTCGTGGAGTTCGAGGCGAATGTTCTGGTACGTGGCAATGGCCACGACGTCGGCGTTTGCAGCACCGGCCGCGATGAGTAGAGCCAGTGCTGCGTGTTTCATTTCACCCACCTCGCTCCAAATTCCAGCAGCGCAAACAGCGTCACCGCCAGGCCCCAGACGCCGATGCCACGGTTGACCCACATCTCGACCTTGCGATCCAGCTTCCAGTGAGCAGTCTCTAGGCTGGCGACGCGCTGCTCCACCACGCCGATGCGTGCGCCCTGCGTGGCCTGTCGCTCCTCGACAAGGATCAGCTTCTGGATCGCCTCACCGAGCTGGTCAACCTTGGTCTCCAGGCGCTTGAAGTCGTCGTCAGTCATGTCTGATTCTCTGCCGCTCGGGCCTCAACTTCCATCGGGTGATTGCGATAACCGTGGCGCAGCAGGCCCCACAGGTACGCCGCATAGAACCTGACCGTGCCCATGCGCTGCCACTGCCTCCAGTGCGCCTGTTCGTGCCGTATCAGCCGTTGGCTGTGCAGGTGCTCGGCCAGGATGTAGATTCCCACCGGCGGCAGCGCGATGCCTCCGTACCCGAAGGTGCGGAGGAACCAGCGGATGATGTGACGAGCGATGCGCAGGGGCATGGTCACGGCGCCAGATTGGCCATTGCTTTCCAGGTGCCAGGTGTACCGCCAGTCGTGCAGACCCAGCCCGGATTGCCGCCAGCAGATGGTGTGTTGTTCCAGATGATGTCTCCACGCGCCCACTCACCAGAAGCAGGCGTGGCCGCTGCAAACGTGATGACGTTCTGCGGGTAACTCGGCATGGTCACATTGGGCAGACTCTTACCAATCCAAAGTTCAAGCTGATAGATCAGCAGATCGCCGGTCGCCGTTGCCGTGTCAATGCTAACTCCGACGTTTGTCGGGTTTGCAGATGGTGTGGCCAATGGAAACACAAGACGTATATCTTGGCCCGATGTGTAGTTTGCAGGATTTGCTAGTGTTGTCCCGTTAACTAGCATGTTGACTGCTACGATTCCAGACGATAGCGTCGGCATCGTTGCTCGCAAAACCACAAAGAACTGCGCGCCAAGCGGAAAATCTCCGCGTGTCAGCCCTTGGAACCGACAGTTGATCACACCGGCGCTTGGAGAAACACGCAACGCACGCCCAAATGCGGCGTTGACCGTCGGTGTAGATGTTGTACCGCTGAAAAATTGCGCGTTGACTTTCCCTGGGTCCGGGTATCCACCATCAAACGCCCACAGAAGTTGCGGCTCCTGGTTGTTGTGGCATATGGCTCGAAACTCTGTACCATCCGCGCCAGAGGTAACATTGGAACAGGCATCAAACGTGAACTTCGGATCAACGATGGTAGTGCCTGCATTACGATAGTTGCAGTTGGTCAGTTTGACCTGCGCGGCAGCGGAAAGATTGAAGTAGTTCTGCAGCGGGTCTGCTGTGCCAGAAAAAGACGTGTCCCGAATTTCCGTTGCGCCATCTTCATTGATTCGGAACGGAGCAAGCGCCCCATTGTTAAAAATCGGCGCAATAAACAGGGTTCTGCCGCGTTCTTGGTAGACGCTATACGCAAGCCCAGAACCTGTGACTTCGATCCAAAATCCCCTGAATGTGGCATTAGGGAAACGAGTCCAATCTGGGTCATAATCATTTCTTAGAAACAAGGCAATCCAACCAGCCGATGGTGTGCCTGGTTCGATGAGAAAGTTTGTAGCTTGAATTTCCCGGATGCCGCCGAGATTGCAGATGATTTTTTCTGTGTTGGCCGGAATAAAACCTTCGACATCACAGTTCTCGATCAGCATGAACGTGCCGATCAGCGTTCCAGCGGTGGAGTGGAAGCTGCCGGAGTTCATAAAGCGCACGTTGGTGTAGCTGCTCAACTGGAAGTAGGTTCCAGTCAGGTACACAATCGGTCGCTCGACTGCTGAGAAGTGGACATTCCGGAAGATGTGCCGCACAGAAGATGCCGACTGAACAAAGAACTTGCGGTCCAGGACATATTGCGCACATGCGAACTGCATGTTGCTCACTTCAAGGTTGCTGCCAGCGCTTTGGTGGTAAAAGAAGCTGTTCGGGTCGACACTGTCGAGAATCACGCATGAGCCATTAGCGTTTGCTGCGCTGCTTGCGTAGTAGTCAAGACCTTCGCCATACAGCATGACGCTGTTGGTAGTCGAGTTTGTGTACCCAGACGTAACACGATATCTGCCAGCCGGGAAATACACAGCGCCGTTGACTGCCTTGGCTGCGTCAATGGCTGCCTGAATCGCCGCCGTATCATCCGCAACCCCATCCCCCACCGCCCCAAAGTCCTTCACCGACACCACGTCCCGCAGCTTGGCCTGCACGGTGGTGGCGACTGCGCCGGAGCCGGCTGCGATGTGGCTGATGCCGGCTGAGCTGCCTGGGCTTGCCGCTGCGATGGTCTGGATTGTGGTGACGGCTGCGTCGATGGCGGCCAGAGTGCTGGAGCTTTGCGTGGGATTGCCGCTGGCGTTGAAGCCGAGTGCCTTGCTGGCACGGGTGGCTTGGGGCGGCAGCATCATGTTGATGGTGGTCGGGTCCGTCACCGGGGCGCGGATGGCTCGCTCGGCCTTCTCGTCGATCTGCTGGGCGTAGATCGTCTGGGCGTCGAGCTCGGCGTTCAGCGTGTTGGCGAACAGGTCGCCGCCGGTCACGAAGTCCGAGGTGCGCTCAATGGTTCGGTCGCCCACCAGGGTCACGGTGTCTGCACTGGTGGCGGCCACCACCAGGGTGACGGTGCCGGTGCCCGTGCCGGTGTTGATGCTGACGGTGTAGTCCGTCGTCAGCGTCAACAGGGTGGCGTTCTTGTAGACGGCAATGTCGGTATTGGTCAGCACCTCGAAGGTGAAGGCATACGGGCCGACGCCAGCAGAGCCAGAGTAGACGATGCGGCGGGGGACGTCACTGATCGGGTAAGCCATTACCTTGCTCCTTGGCCAAACTCTTTGAGTTGCTGCGCCTTGTTGGAGATGCGCAACTGTATCTGCGGCGAGAACTTGCTGTCCATCAGAACTTTCTGACGGGCACCAGTGAACACCCGCTCGAACACCTTGTCGATCTGCTGCTGGTAGAAGATCAGGTCGTACTGGTCTGTGATGTTGCTGATCTTGATTTCGTTCAGCACTTCCTCGACCAGGCCCTCGAGGCCGAGCTCCTTGTTGGCCACGCGCAGCATCTCGTTGTACTCATCCGGCAGCATCTTGGTGTCGGCGGTGATGCCCGTCACCGGGTCGCGCATCGACACTGTATTGGATGGCATGGCAACCCGGGAGCCCATTGCGATCAGGCCCTGGTCTGCCTTGCGGGTCTTGCCTTCCTTTGTGCGCAGCGGACTCCATGCGTACTCGTACTCGACCGGCTCGCTCCAGATGTTCAGCTTTGGCGGCAGGTCATCAGACAGGCCAGGCGTGTCGGCGCGGAACTTGTTCCATCCATCCATCAGGCCACGCATGCCAGCAGGCGCATTCGGGTCAAGCCGGTACTCGCGCACCATCGGGTCGACTTCCTGGCGCACCGTCCGCATCGGCCGCTGGAAGGGGTTTGCGATGGACTGCGTGACGCGCATCGTTTCCTGCGTCATGTAGTCGATCATGCCGATGGCACGCTCTGATCCAGTGGCGAAGGCAGATCCGAACAAAGCCGTGATGTTCTGCACGCCAGTCAGCATGGGGTGTTCCATGATGTAGTTGGCGAACCCGAACACAGCGCCGCCGACAGCAGCATTGATGCGGCTGTCGTCGTTCTCGTACTTCACATAATCGTTGTAGTCGGATGCCATTGCCAGCATCGCGCCTACTGGCTCGAGGCCCTGATAGCTGATGTAGAGCTTGCCCTCGTAGTCGCCAGAGCCAAACCTGTATGTGCCAGGGAATCCAGCCAACCGCTGGCGCAGCTGCTCCGAGACGCCATCAGACACATCGACAACGATGCTGTACGGCTGCCAACCTTGGCGCACCATTGCTTCGCGCTGTGCCTTGTTGCCGGGCCCGGATCCGGTCATGTAGTCCTGGCCGTACTGGCTCAACGTGTACATCGCTGCGCCAGACATACCGACCTTTGCCAATGCCATGTCGCCTTCTTTGCCACCCATTGCAATGGCAGCACGAACGTCCTTGCTGGCGAAGGCCAGAGGCGTGCGCTCGACAACGGCAGAGATGACGTTGATCGGGGCGGACAGGAACGGGATCTGCGTGCGCAGCGCAAAGCGCATTGGGTCGGTCGGCCCCAACTCGGCCAGCACCGCACCCATCTTGCCCTCGACCCGCTGGCTGAAAGTAGACGCCGCAGCCACCTCTTGCAGGAACTCTGGTGGGCTCATGGCCACGTTTTGCGATGCGGCCTCAGACACACGTCGAATCTCATCCGCGGATGCACCGGCCAGCCGCGCCTCGTCAGCGGCAGACAGCGCCGCACGGGTCTGCTCGGCCACCAGCTCGTAACGGTAGTTCATCCCCTTGAAGAACTGGTCCGTTGTCAGGATGGTGCGGCCTGGCAGCGTGATGGCAGCGTTCAGCCCCCACAGGCCGGCATCCAGCAGACTGCCATTCGGGTTCCAGAACCTGGGATCACCACGCTTGAACAACTCCAGCCGTTGCTGGCTGCGGGCGATCTTGTCAGGGTCCAGCCAGTCCTGCGGGTAACCCTTGGTGAATGCGTGCTTCGACGCCTGCCACCCATCCGACACGGCTTGGCGAGATGCTGCCAACATGGCACCAACCTCTTGGATGCGATACCGATCCGCAGAGCCCAGGCCAATGACTTGCCGGGTCGCACCAATGCCGGCTGCCAGGCTGCGCTCTGCCATTCGATAGGGCGTATAGATGGCGCTGGACAGGAAGTTCTTCAGCAGCGTGCCGGTGCCCATCAGCAGGGAGTTGACGTAGACGGTGAAGGCCTTCTCCCAAGGCGTGCCCGTGGCCATCTTCGAGATCAGCGCCGCCTTGCCCTCAGGCGTGCCAGCATCCAGATAGGCCTGGGCGAACTTCACCAGATCGGTCTCGGTGCCCAGCGACTCAACAATGGTCTGCATTGGCACGATGCCATCCCGCGGGATGCGCATGACCGACAGACTCTGCGCCACGTTGGTCTGGTAGCCCTTCACCGACTCTTGCAGCACCGAGTGGAAATGCACCCACTGCGCAGCCTGGGCTTTCTCTTCGAGCGTGGCCGAGCCGGTGGCGATCTTCTGCATGAACCCGTCCAGCTTGGCAGCGCTGGCGGTCATCGCGTTCAGAGCGCGATAGGTGTTCTCCGGGTTGACGATCATCTTCCCGCTGGTCAGCTGGTTGATGAACGTCATGTCCATGCCAGCCCGCACCGCGGAGTCTTTCACCTCGTCAAAGGTGATGGTCTTGACCTTGATGCCGAGCTCGTCGTTGATGGCATCCACCGTCGCCTTCACCGACTCCGTGGTGTCCATCCGCCCGAGGTTGAACTGCGCCAGCGGCGGCCGATCAGACTCTGGCGTGCGGGCGGGGCGCTCCTGCACCCTGGCCTCGCGGGCAGCCGCCACGCTTTCCGGCGTGACCTTGGGGCGGGCACGCTTTGATGCCTCGACCTTGGTCACCACACCAACCGTGGGCTGGTCACCCAGGCCCAGGGTGGTGGCCGCCTTGGCTGCATCACGCTGCGCCTGGATCTGTTCTGCCTCGGGTGACACAGGTGGAGGCATCGTCGGCTCGACGCGAGGCTCAGGCGGCGGCTTCTCGCCACGCAGGCGCTTCAGCAGCTTCAGACCTTCGCTCACCCTGCCGGCAACAAGCACGCCCTCATCCTCTGCGGGCGCGATCTCCGGCATCGATGGCTCTGGCAGCGGCTGCGTCTCGGAGATCGCCTTCCGCTGATCCGCATCGGCCAGCGCTTCCGCGGCCTTGTCCAGACGTTGCTCAAGGGGTGCGATTGCCATCAACGTGCTCCTGCCATTTCGCGTGCCGCGCCCCTGATTGTCTTGCCGGCCTTGGCCGCCGCCCTGCCAGCCGCCTTCGCGCCCTTCACCAGGGTCGCAGGGCCAGATGTCAGTTCACCGGCCAGCTGCCCCACCTCGGCCACACCAGCACGCTCCTTGGCCATCGGCGCACCGGGCGGCACCACCGGGCCGACGTTGGTGTCCAGCCACTTGCTGACATCCTCGCTCGTCGGCAGGATGGTCTTCTCTTCCATGCCTGTCAGGAAGGCATCCAGCTTGCCCTGGTCGCCGCCGCGAGTGAAGATGCCGCGGATGCCGCGCACCAGGCTCTCGATGTCACCTGGCAAGCCGACGCCTCCAGTGATCGTGCCCTTCAGCGCACCAGCCGCCACGTCGGCAGGCAACATGCGGCCAGCGGAGCTGATCTCCCCCGTGCGTGATGCAGCGCTTTTCATTGCGGGGGCGATGCCGAATGCTGCGCCACCCGGGCCAGTGACAGGTGCCTGCGCCACCTGCTGCTCCGGCATCTCGGGGCCTGGCGGGTAGAACAGGCTCTGCCAATCCTGCGCCAGTTCGCGCTCGAGTGCGATCATGGTGCTGCCCTCAATCGTTCAAGTTCTGTCTGCAGTCGCTTGCGCATTGCGTCAGAGATGGGCCGGCCTCTGCCATCACGCAGAGCGCCGATGTCCATGTTCTCAATGTCCACGTTGGGCATTGCAAACCCGCCGTCCTCCAGTATCGTGCGCACGCTTTCGCTCACGCGCTGCTTGACTGCTTCGCGTTTCTTCGTGCTCTCTGCGCCGTCATACTGGCGAATCGCTTCTCGCGCCGCCTCCTCCGGCGGGATGTTCTTTCCGAGGTTGATGCGGTACAACTCGTCCAGCGCCAGCATCTTCTTGATCTTGGCCTCTCCTGGGTTCATTTCAAAGCCAATGATCCCAGCAGAAGATGTCAACAGGGACTTAGCCCGCCTGTAGTTCTCGTCCAGCAACTCTTTGCCCAGGCGCTTGGTTTGCTCATCTGACAGGCCATTGCTGTAGGCCTCTTTCAAGAACTGATCCAGAGAACTGAGATAGCCAGACCTGATCATCTGGCTGACCATCAGTTCTGTCCCGACAGAAACACCGGCAGCAGCGGCAGGCTTCAGCGCGGTGCGAGCAGACTCCAGGGACATGTGCCCGCCACGCACCAGATCATTGACGACAGCCCTGCGCCGGTCTGCCGTGGTCTTCGGGTCTAGTAGTTCCAACTCCAACGTTTTGGCAGCACGGGCAGCATCATCCTTGCGCCGATCATCTTCTGCCTTCTGCGCCGCCGCCTGGTCGACGTTGTAGTCACGCACGCGCTTGCGGATGACCTCCTTGTCATCCTGCGACAGACCCTTGTAAATCTCGCTCAGTCTGCCCAGGTCGCCATCGGCCAGACGACGCAGCGCCTTCAGCGGGTTGGCAGCGAACTCATCCTTCGTGGCCAGCGACACGATAGCATCGACCTTGGCCTGTCGGATTGTCGACAGCACAGTCTCAAGCGGCTTGGCATGCCCGGTTTGAGACACCAACCTCTCGAACGGAAGCAGCTGAGAACGCAGCATCTTCTCGACATCGACAGGCCGGCCAGTGCTCGGATCAATGGTGCCTGACTGCGAGATGATGCCTTCGATCACCGGCTTTGCGGCATCAGCCGCTGCGTCCATGTTGGTGTTGACCAACGTGATCTCGCGCTTGACCTGTTGCGCCGCGGCTTCCTCGAACAGAGACTTGCCGGCAATTGACAGCGATGCCCGCAGGCGCACGCTCTCCTCCGGGTCCAGGGCCGACACACTGGCCGCGTACCCATCGATCATGTCTCGCAGATCAGACTGCGCCTGCTGGAGATCAATGGTTCCGCCGGCTTTGACAACTGCCAGTGCCTGGCCGATCTTGCGCTGGCCCTCGGCCTGCAACTCGGCCGACAGCATGGCACCCTGCATCGCCTCGTAGGTGCGCTGGAACACGGTGCCAGCACCAGGCACTTGCAGACTCGGGCCTTCGCCCCTGACGGCTGCATCGATCTGCTCTTGCGTCAGCGGGTTCTCAATCGCGTACTGCTTGGCCTTGCGCTGCGCCTCTGTCTCGCGTTCGCCTTGCAGGAAGTTCAGCATGCGGTCAACCTGCTGGCTCATGCGGCTGTAGGCCTCCGCAGCTATCTGCAGGTTGGCGGTGCTCACCCGCGGCAAGTCCGCGTACTGCACGCCCATCGGTTCGTAGCGAGGTAGCGTTGCCATGTCACTGCACCACAGGAGTTGGCGTGGCAGTCACCACGGGCGCTGGTCTGGTTGTTGTCGGCGTTGCCGTGCGGCCGATCTCGTACAGCCCACCGACCACGCTGGACAGCGCCGATGTCAGACCCATAGCCTGGGTGGTCCTGGCAGCGGAGCGCAATGACTGCGAGTCAGCCAGCCCGCCATAGATCGCCAGTTGCGCGTTCTCCTGCGCAATCTGCATCTCGCGGCCGGCCGTCAGTGCGTTGACCTCTTGCATCGTCAGCGGTGACCCGGTGAACGGATCCACGCCACCAGCTGCTGCGCGAGCGCGGGCAGTGGCTGCAAGACGCTGTTGTCGCTCGAACACTTGCAAGGCCTGACGGTTGTACTGCAAGGCATTCTGCCTGCCCTGCAGTTCAGCCTGCCTGGCCTGCATACGCTGGGCAGCGGCCTGCGCCTGGGCCGCCTGGATCTGGCCCATTGCAGAGAACAGGGTTCCAGCGACTTGCAGCGCTGGGCCGAATGCGGAAACGGCCGATCCGATTGCGGAGCCAATACCGGCAAGGAAAGCCATCAGGTGCCTCCGTACAGATTGACCTTGTACTCAAGGCCCAGCAGGGTCATTTTCAACGGCAAGGTCTGAGTTACCGTGATCTGCGCTGTCTCGCTCCATCCGAGGATGCCGCCTACCTGCTTGATGCCGGTGTACGGAATGACAGGCGCATCCAGAATCAGCGTGTTGAATGCACGGATCGGAACCAGATTCCCGTTGACGATCATGTGCTGCGTGTCGTTCAGAATCGCGTTGACCTCAACGATGCGTTTCTTGAACGACACCCGGACACCGGACTGCAACCTCGGCTCGACCGGCATGGTCTTCACCGTCACGCTGAACGGCAGACCCACCTCGTAGCTTGTCACGCTCGAGCGGTCGAACGTCACTGCGCCGCCGGACGATACCGTCTCATCGGCCTGCACCGCGCCATCAAGGATGACGTTCAGCGCCTCGCCAACATGCGGCAGGCTGGACGCGCCCGCAGCAGCGCCGCCCTGGAAGCCGCAGTCAGTGAAATACCCGCTGTCGAAAACCTCGACAAAGTAGCGGTTGACACTGTTGAACGTGCGCTTTACGACGACATAGATTGTCGAGATGTCGACACCCACGTCCATGAACTGGCCGTCTGTGGTGAATCTGCTCGGGGCCACGACGTTCTGTTGGCGCAGCAAAGAGTACACGGCGAATGTGCCGTCCTCGTTCAGCACCAGCAGGGTGTCCGTCTCCTCGGTGCTGGTTGCCTTGCGCAGCGCCATCTCAATGGGACCGGTCAGCAGATGGCTCGAAAGCAGGCTGATGCTGGTGCTGATGTAGGCCTGCGTGGTGTCAGAGAACAGAAACTCGTTCAGCGCTTTGCCCTGGCGCTGGATGTACAGCGTCCCGCTCTGAAGCGGCTGCACGCGGATCCCCGTGCGGCTGCCATTGCGGCTGATCATCTTGGCAAAGAAGTTGGCCGGCGTGATCGGCTCCAGCCCCTGCTGCGGCACATAGAACTCACCGCCCACAGTGAAGACCTGCAGGTCACGGGCGGATGTGATGTCGGTGATCGCGTTCAGCGAGTTGGTGTCGAGCGTGGCCTCAACCGCATCATCGTCATATGCCTGGTCTGGCAGGAAGTCGAAGAACTGCCCGACCTTGCTTCCCCAGATGGTGCTGGGCCTGCTCTTGCTGCCGCCAAAGTACAGCCGGCCCTCATGGAAGGTGGCAGTGCGCGGCCAGCCTCGAGCGGAAGACCACACATCCTCGTAGCCGGATTCGATCTCCCAGGATCCGGCCGAGATGGTCTGCGTGTCGAAGAAGGGAATCTCCGTCACCACCCGCACGCTCACCGGGGATTCGTACTCCACGATTCGCCCGCGGCCCTGCGGGGAGGCCATGACGTACTGGCCAACAGACGTGCTGTCGAAGACGCCGACGCGGTAGGTGCTGGTGTTGTCCGGATTGGTCGCCCAGGCCGAGTCCACCGTGGCCACTTTGGTCGAGCCCACATAGTCCGTGATGCGCCGCACCTGGCCAGAGCCTGTGCCGCCAGTGATGCGAACCAGCATCCCGTTGTAGAAGTCATCGGTGGCAGACTCACCAGATGCCAGGGTGATCGTCGTCGATGCGCCGGCCTGCGCCGTGTCCTCGTAGCCGCTGAGGATCCGATAGACGCTGGTGTTGTCCGGGTTGGTTGTCCAGCCTCCGCTGATCGTCACCACCTTGGACGAACTCACATAGTCGACGATCCTGGCCCACTGGTTTGATCCCGTACCGCCGGTGATCTCGACCACCATGCCGTTGTAGAAGTCATCGGCATTGGTGTCGCCAGAGGCCAGGGTAATGGTGTTGGCGCTGCCGCCTTGGGCCGTGCCGGTGGCCTGCTGCTTGCCGTAGCTGGCCAGCAGGTAGACGCTGCCGGATGATGCGTCAGGACGCAGCGTGCCAGGCGGCGAGTAGGTGACGGGCGTGAATGCGTACTTCGGCTTGCTTCCGAATGACAGATCACCGGCCGTCCACGACGCATCATTGGCACCGCGCACGATGCGCTGCGTTTGAAGATCCTCATGCGTGATGATCAGCGTGTCAGCGCTCTGCGTCCACGTCATCGTGGACAGCACAGCCGTGGTGATGGCTGCAATGGCAAGGAAGTCATTGCCACTGCCGTTGATGTTGGTGATCAGCGCACCGTCCTTGAAGACGCACATGCGGCCGGTGGTGAACACCAGCATGTAGCTGTCGGAGACGGAGAACTCGAACGGCACCATCCGCGTGCCAGAGGCCGGGCTGGCCGCACTCGGCAACTCGTACACATGCTTCAGCCCAAGCCTGCGCTTGACGCCGCCCTGCGGCTGCACCAGCACATTCGTCAGCGTCTCCGCAGCGTTCTGATACTGGTTCAGATCGACGCGGGCCTTCAACAGCGGATCGATCTCTCCGCTGCTGAAGTTGGTCTGGATGGTGACGATCCGCATCAGAACCTCACCGCGGTCAGCGTGAAGTCTTCAAAGCTGGGCGTGGTGTTGCCCTGGCCATCGATCACCATTGCGGTGCGCATGTAGCCGCCGCGGTTGTTCTCTGCCGGACTGCCGACGGCCACGCTCTGCCAGTACTGAGCCTTGCTTTCCTGATCGGTCACCGGCGCTGCCAGGTGCCACGCCATCATGTACTTCATCAGCTGCACGAAGTAAGCCGGCCACGCGGACTCAAGCGGCGAGAACTGGTAGTCGACAACCACCGTCTCCTGATTGGTCAGCAGCTTGTCGCCCTGGATCGTCCATTCGACATAGGTGCCTGCGCCGATGGCCGTGCTGTTGAACACGCGACGGATCGGTCCGATGCGATCAGATGGCAGCACATACTCGTATTTCCACTCGTTGACCGGCGTGTTGATCGTGCGGGCCAGCTGGATCTTCTTGAACGAGAAAGACCAGGGATAGGCCAGCAGCGTGGAATCCTTGATGTTTGGATACAGACGGTCACAGATGTTGGACTCGTCAGTGCCCTCGTTGAACGATGAAATGGGCCGAGCACCCAGCATCAGCAGTGCGTCGGAACAGATGCTCAGGGATGTATCACCGGCTGCCATAGGACACCTTGAACATTTCAGAGATTGACCCGCAGCGCGGCATCCACGTCACCGAGCCCGAGAACGTGCTGCGGAAGAACTCATGCCAGGCCTCGTAGGACTCGCGCCGGTTGATGTGCAACTCGACACCATGATGCTGCGACGATCCATTGTGGACGGTCAGCAGAATGTGACGCCGAGCCACGCGCTCGAGCTCGCGGCACACAGCTTCGGTATCCTCCGGCACCAGATGTTCCATGACGTCGAACATGGTGACAACATCGAACGATTGGTCACCGTGAGGGATAGCATGCGCGTAGCCCTGATCCACATCCGGGCCGCACAGATACGGCACCACCTCGAGCCCACGCACCGGGGAATAGCCCAGGTCTTCCGCCATGCGCATCGTCTCACCGCGGCCACACCCGACATCCAGCAGTGAGCCACGCGGGATGGATTGCAGGCCCACCGATGCGTGATGCTTGCGCATGTCGCCCATGCGATATGTCACAGCCTGATAGGCCTTGACGTACTTGGCCACCTCGGCCTGGCGTGCCATCTCAAGCATTCGGCACCCCCAGGATGCTGGCCGTCTCGCCAGACATCGATGTGATGCCATCTGTCTTGCCATTGGCCTTGTGCGTGCGAAGATGGTTCAGCCAGTTCTCGACCTGATGGTCCTCGGCAAAGTCCCTGCCGAATTTCGGCGTGGATGCGTAGCCATCAGCGTAGGTTCGCTGCTTTCTGTTGAGCGGGATTCCGGCCATGATCACCTCGTCATAGCCCATGCCGTGCCGAGCCCACAGCGCCCCGGCAATGCCGCTCGAGCCGCACACCCATGTCAGGGTAGGCCACTCGTAATCGACCAGTGCCCACCGATGATCAGGCACCGGCAGAAACCATGTCCCGCCGCCGTCGCTGTACTTGCGAGGCCTGGCGTGGACGAACACCTCGCGGCCGGCAGATGCCTTGATGCTGGCGGCGACATCGCCGTGCTGCGTCCAGACATGCTGAATCTCCGGCACCAGGGAAGGAGTGTGGTTCACGCCAAGGATGTCGGCGTGCGGACGCAAGGCCTTGGCCTTGGCCAAGTCCTCGAAAAGAGAAGGGGCCGCGCCACACACGATGGCGCAGCCCCCATGACGCTGCTGGTAGATAGCGGCCATCAGGATGGGGCGTTTCCGCCCCCTCCGATCAGTCGCTGTCCGTGCCGCCCAACGCGGTGGCGTTGGTCACGTCGATGATGCCCGCCGTGCTGATCTGCGTCACGATGTGCAGACCATACGTCGGCGTGGTGCCGGCCGCATTGGCGTGGACATAGATCAGATCACCCAGACGGAACACGTTGCGCATGCCCGTGTTGGTGGTGGAACCGTTGTCGAAGTAGCCAGCGGTGTCCACCGTGCCAGCGGTGTCGTTGGTCTTGTAGGTCCACATCTGCGGGGCATTGCCCGCCTTGGACCCACCGACCAACATCAGGCCGTCCTTGTTGAATGCCATGATGAATCCTCCTCACTCGCGGCAGATGATCTCGACGATACCGCTGGCATCGATGGTCGTCGCACCAGCAGACAGCATGGAGGCAACCAGCCAGGAGGTTTTCTCCGGGATGTAGTTGATCTCCGAGCGGATGCCCATGCCTTCGGCCATGCCGACAGCAGACTTGTGCCATGCCCAGCACTTGCGGTCCTGGCCGGAGCCGCCACCCACCAGGCCGCCTTCAGTCCGGTCACCGATGGTGATGAACTTGAAGCCCAGGAAGGTGTCGACCTCGCCCTGCACCAGCGCCTTGACCGTGTTGAAGTCCGTCGAGGTGACGGCCGTCTCGGTCAGCAGAGCCTGCAGGTTCTCGGCGTGGATCAGCAGGTAGCGGTCACCCATCGGCACGTTGGCGGTGTCGAGGAAAGACTTGGCCTTGCGCAGCTTCGCCACGTTCAGGTTCGAGTCAGTGCCGCCGATGTCGTTGATGACAGACAGCGTGGTGCCCGAGGCCGCGATGGCATCGATGACCAGCTGGTCCGCACGGCGACCGATGGCCTTGCCGACCACTTGCACCAGCTCGGAACGCTCGTCGAAGTTGACCTTCGCCTGGTTGAAGATGTCCGAGTACTCGGCCGCGATCCAGTCGCTCAGCGTGACCGTCGCCTGCGAGTAGGAGACGTTCAGCGGGCTGACGTCGGTCTGCGGGATGCGGACCGAGGCGACGCCTGCGCCGATCTTCGGGAACTTGTGGGTGGACGCCGTGACCCCGGTGCGAAGACGGACGGTGTTGCGCAGGACGGCATCAGCCTGGTAAGCCTGCTTCACCTCCGCATCGAACAGGGTCACAAACGCATTCGAGATGCTGATTGCCATGTGACTGCTCCGATGGAATTGAGGTTCTCGCCGCTGGTTCTCTGACTCGCGTCAGGCCTTGACTTGCGCTGCAACTCCGCGCCCGAGGTTGTTACGGGCCTGGCGGTTATCCGTGCCGAAATTGTATAGCGAAAGAACGGTTCGTTGTCAATACACAACACCAAAAAAAACCCCGGCACTTGGCCGGGGCTAAGAGGCTCGGGGGGAGCACTCAGGAGACGCGCTCAACCATACCGCTTTTGGAAGGCCTTTTCAACCTTTGCCCGATAAGCGGGGTTGGTCTTGTACTCAGGGTTGGCGACCATCTGGTGCAGTTCTTCGTCGCTCATACCGACGTCTGCGGGCGCAGACTCCACAGGCACGCGGCCCTCGTAGGTCTCGCGCAGCTTCATCAACGCTTGAAGCCCGCGTGCGGTCCCGCCCCAGACTTTGAACTCCTCGAAGTCATCGCCTGACCAGATGCCCTTGGACACCATTCCGCGGCCCCAGGTCACCATGTTGCCGATGATCGCATCAGCATTCGGGCCGAGTGCTTCGCGCTCTTGCTGGATGCTGCGTTGCACCGCTTCGGCCTGGTTCGCGCCCATGCCGACGATCTGACCCGCAAGATCCTCGAAGGCCTGCTGGCTGATGCCGTACTTGCTGGCCCATCCAACATAGGCCTGGGTCACCGGATCATCTTCCCGCATGCCGTCGACCAAGGCGTACTTGCCACCTTCCGGGGCCTTGTGCTTGCCGGATCGGAACTGCTTTTCCAATTCCAGATAGGACTTGCTGATCCCTTCCAGATCAGGTTCGTTGGCGTCCTTCTTCCAGAACTTCTCCGGCCAGAAGTCGGGCCTTTCCAGCGGGCCGTCGTCTTCCTCCGGTTGGGTGGTGTGACTGATGGTCGGCTGCTCTTGGCTCTCGGTTGTCTGCTCCTCCTCGACGATTGCCGAGTCCAGCAGGCCGGAGTTGTCATTCGCTTCGACGTCGCTCATTGGCGTTGCTTCGCTTTCCTGATGCGGCCTTCAAGATCACGGATGACAGCGTTCTGTCCTTCTCGCCACTGGCCAAGTGACGGATCCGCGCCGGGTTGCCAGCATGGCTGCTCGAGGTATCTCTCGCGCATCCATGCCAGTACCTTCTGTCCTTCATCGGTTGAGAATGTCCTGGCAACCAGCAGGTCGATGTCCACCGCCTGCGGCTGCGGATCAGCGGGGGCCGCGTCCAGATCATCCCATCCGCTCATGCCATGACCTCTGCCTGGGTGGCCGGCTGTTGCGCGGCCTGGGCCTGCATCGCCATCTGCTGCATCTGCTGCATCATCGCCGCACGCTCCTCGGGGCCGGCACGCAGCGCAGCTGGCACACCGAGCTTGTCAGCGATGTAGTCCACCGCGGCACCGGCCTTGATCGCCATTTGGCCTTCCGGCCCCATAGCCTGCGCGATCTGCATGAACTGCATGATGTTGTTGATCTCGTCCATGTTCTGGGCCATCGCCAGCGGAGACACCGGGGAGACTTTGACCTCGAGCCCGTTGACCCGCAGCGGCATGTCGATGATGCCGGCCTGATCCATGACCTCGAGGATCTTGCTGACCATTGGGATCATCGTCTCGTTGATCAGTCGGCCGAATGCGCTGCCCAGGTTCTGCGCCAACTCCTTCATGCGCTCGACCACCTCGGTGGCGCTGCGGGCGCTCATGTTGTCGGGCGGCAGGCTCTCGTCCAGCAGCGTGCGCTTGATGTTCATGCGCAGGTCGTTGATCACGATCTGGCTGACGTTGAAGTCACCAGCCCGCGGCAGCGGACGCAGCGCCTCGCCCTGGGGGCCGCCATTGCGGGCAACCGGGATGATGGCACCCGGGGTGATGCGCACGGTAGCAGGGTTCAGCACGCCGTCGTCGGCCGCGGTGTAGACGCCGGTGATCGCCAGAGAGGCGTTCTTGAGCAGGAGCTCCAGCGTCTTGTTCAGCGTCTTGATGTCGGGCAGAGCCGTCAGCACCGGGCCTCGGCCGTAGATCTCACCGGCCACCTTCATGTAGCGGCTGACCACCCACGGGCTGGTCTTGTTGCGCCGGTACACCAGTTCCGTCTTCGACTTCTCATGGATGACGTGGTAGCAGTAGTCGCCACGCTTGTAGTCAAGGATGGTGGCCTCGATCAGGTCGACGTCCTCGGTCGGCTTGTCTTCGATCTGCTTGGCCAACTCGTCCGGGATCTTGGCATCCTTCCACTGCATAGAGATGCTCTCTCCCTTGACGCGCATCTTTCGATACACGTTGTCGACCTGGCCATTCGCGCCTTCCTCGAAGCTGACCAGATACTGCGGCACTGGGATGAAGTTCACCGGGCTGATCGCGTCACCCGGCTGGATCAGCATCACCGCAGTGCCGACAGACAGATCCAGCAGGAATTCTCCCATCGCAATGTCGAAGTTGCTCTGCTTCAGCACGGCGAACATCTTCTCGCTGTACAGATCCAGCACGCGCTGCGCATCGGTGCGCCGATCCTGAGGCATCTCGGCACCCGGCTCGAGGCGGCACCACTTGCGCTGCGGCGGGAAGATCCCGGACTGCAGCCGGTTGGCAAACCGCTGCGTGCTGTTGATCGCAGTGGAGTCGAAGACCCGGCTCATCTTCTGCCGGCCGCCGACCTTGCTCTCGTAGTCGCCAGAGTACAGGTTGCGCTGCGGCAGCGCGAACTCCATCGCGTCCTCGTACAGAGAGCGGAAGTCTTCCTTGCGATTGAGCGCGATCTTGTGTCGCGCCAGGATCTGCTCTACAGTCAGTTTCATCGCCATGATGTCAGTCCTTGGTGGCCTCGTAGCGCTCCAGCAGACGCCGGCCCTTCGCGGCCAGACGTGCAGCAGCTGCTGTCGTGGTGGGCACGGGTTCGCCCCAGGCATTCGCCGCCAGCGCCAGCCGAGTTGGCTCGCCGTTTTCTTTCCGTAGCGGGCCGGATGGATTGGTGTAGAACCGGGTCAGGAACGCCCCCTTGCGCCGCATCTTCTCCGGCGTGTCAGCCGCGCCCTTCACACCCGGCTTCAGATCAGCGCCTTCCTTGCGCTTGAAGTAGGCTCGGCCGGCAGCCGTCAGGCCACCCTTCGGGTCTTTCAGTTGGCTCATTCGTACCACTCCAGTTGGAGGTGGCCAGCGTGATCTGTGCCGTTGACGTTGGTCATCCTCACCAGATAGTTGGTCAGCGGCTTGAGGACGTACTCAAGACTCTGCGCACCGCCACCACCAGCCTTCTTCCCGACACCGCCAGCCAGGAACTGCGCATCGATCAGCGTGCCGGTGCCGGTGACCGTGGGATTGATCGCCATCGCCACGTTGCTGGAGGTGGTGTAGTTGCGATTGCGGTTGACCGGCGTGAACAGCGTGCCGCCCGTGGTCGTCGCACCCTCGTAGACGTAAAGCTCGGCATTACCAGCCAGCACCGCGTCAATGGTCAGATGCGGCCGGACACCGGCAGCAGCAGCCAGCACGATATTGCAACTGGCCCCAGCAACCAGCGGGGCGGATGCCGGGTACAGCCGCCAAGCCAGCCACGCCCTGCCGTCATGGTTGCGCTGGTGGTTGATGTCAATACTGATCATCGGCGCATCAGCGCCCGTCAGCGCGGCAGTGCCGTCCTCCAGCTTCTGCACCAGGCTGACATGGCGGGCCTTGGTGGTCAGCGATTCGAGTTCGATGCTGGTAGCCACGTCACTTCTTCATCTGAGCGGCACGCATGTTGTCCACCAAGTTGGGGTAGGGGCGGCCAGACTTCCTGGCCATCATCTTGGCCGCCTTCTTCTGCAAGGCGGTCAGCTTCTCGGGCTCGCCCAACTTCTTGGGCCGATCCTTTTCCCAGACCTCTTTCATGGCTTCCTCTTGATGCCGGCCTCAGACATCGCAATGGCCACGGCCTGCTTCTGACTGGTCACCTTGTCGCCGCTGCTGGACTTCAGCTTGCCGGCCTTGTACTCGCGCATGACCTTGGCGACCTTGCGCTGCATCTTCTGCTTCATGTCCATCACATGCCGCCCCCCAGCTTGTTGGGCTGCACGCCGAGCTCATCCGGGCGCTCGGCCGACAGCAGCATCCTCAGGCCGCCACCGCGGCGGGCGCGCATGGATGCCATCGAGCGGGTGGCCAACTCCGTGCGCTCTCGGGCCTGCTCGGCTTCCTGGCGCTTGAGTTGTTCATCCTGCTTGCGCATCTGCGCTTCCTGGGCCGACGTGTCAGGCCCTCCTCCGAACAGTCCAGACATCAAGTCCTCGCCATCATCCAGTAGTCCATCTTGTCAGCGCCGTAGCAGCGCATGACGCCCTCAGTCTCCAGGCCCAGGCTCTCAGCCCATCGGTGAGCCCGCAGGTCGTCGCATCGTACTGTCGCCTGGACGCGATGGAGACGCCCTGCTATCACACGATGCAGCACGAACATGCGTCCAGCCTTCGTCATGATGATAGGGTACTTGCGGGCTCGCTCCTCGCAGATCATCCATATCTGCTCGACACCATCCCATATCTTGACAGAGCCGAACACGGCCGCTGGCCGGTCGTGCAGGAAGGCAGTGATAGCGTCACCTCGCGCTGCCTGCCATTGCAGCATTTCCTTGACCGGCATGGTCTGACTGATCGACCGGATGTTCTGCGCCTGGACATCCATCACGATGTAGTGGCTGATGTCGAATGGCCGCCACTGAATGCCAGGTCGGCGAGGCAGGGATTCCAGCAGATCATGCAAAGACATCGAAGTCCCCCGTGACAACAGTCTGCGCCATGAACGGCACGGCCGATGACTTGTTCTGCGGGCGGATCATGCGGTTGTACTCGCCGCCGCCCAACATCAGGTAGCCGAATGAGTCGCCGATGTGAGAGTGCTCGTTCTTGTTTGGCGCATCGCGGAAGCGCTCCTGGCCAGCACCGATGGCCACGCGCTTGAAGTGATACCCGCCTGCAAGAGCCTTGCGCAGCAGACGGCACTCGCGGCTGACGATCAGCCCGGGCTTGCCGCCGATCAGGCGTTGCATCGGGGCGGCAGCGGACTCACGGCGAACCTTGAAGTCATTGCTGGGTGTGGGCTGGGCCTTCAGTCCCAGGCTGCGCAGATGATCGAAAGCGGTGACCTCGTAGATGGCATCACGCGCCATGCCGGCGGGGTCACCCCACAGCATGACCTGATGCTGCGGGTATCGCTGGTTCAGTTCCGCCAGCAGCTGCTGCGCGAAGCGCTCGAGGCCCATGTCGAAGGTGACGATCTCATGCAGGACGATCCATCGACCATTGGGCAGACGCTGGCCGATGGTGGCCGCGGGTGTCAGGCCGAAGTCCAGCCCGACCTGTATGGGAACAGACGGCTCGACCAGCACATCACCTGACATGGTGCTGTCGTCGTACTCCGGCCAGACGGGACGTCCTTCCTGCACATAGGTGTACTCGCCACCGGCGTAGCAGCGGATCCAGTCGAGGTTCTTGCCGCCCAGCATCTGCAGGTAGTAGCCGGCCGGCAGGTTGTTCAGGTTCTCCGCGACGGGGTTGATCTTCCACCACTTGCCGGCGGCCAGGATGTGATCATTGGCCTCGGGGTTCTCCGGCAGGTCTTCGGAGGATACTTGCACGACGCCGCCTGGTTGCTTGTAGAACTTCCAGGCGAACTGACCAGACAGCTTCTCCACCTCGGCCAGCTTGAACCACCAATGGTCATCGTCCATCGGGTTCGTGTCCATCCAGATGCCCGACCATGTGGCACCGCCGTCGCGTTTGGTGGGGTATCGGCCGACGCGATGTGTCAAGCCATCGATGACGGCTTTGGGCAACTCGCGGGCCTCGTTGACCCAGGCACCCGTCAGTTCCAGGGACAGCAGCTTGCGGACGTCCTTGGGCTGGTCCAGGGCCAGGAAGATTACTTCGCAGTCAATGCCGGCAGCATCACCCCGGGCCGGCAGACGGATGTGGTGGGTGATGGGAGGCGTCCAGAGCAGTGGGCCGAACGTTGCCTCGGGGAACAGATCCAGCCACGTCTTGATGGTGGTGGTCTTCAACATCGGGTAGCTGTTGCGCACGATGGCGAAGCGGCTGTAGCGGATGCCGTCGACCGGTGACGGCTTTTGCTTGACGGCACGCATCATCACCTCGGCGCAGCAGGCATAGGACTTGCCGGAGCCGACAGGCCCCATCATGCCGCGGACGAAGCCATCGTCCTGCAAGAACTTCCAGACAGTGGGCGACTTGCGGAAGTCGAGGTTCAGAGCCGCGGTGGCCAGCTCTTTCTGCGAGGCCTCTTTGGTCTTCATAGCTGCATTGCCATCAGCGCGAATGGGTTGGTGGTGTCCTTCCACCCGGAGCCTGACCGGATTTTGTGGATGACGCGCTGGTGGACTCCGTACTGCTGGGCCAGCTGCCTCTGCGTGAAGCCTTCAGCGTTGCGGATCTGGCGAACCATGTCCATCGTCAGCTTGGACTTGCGCCTGGTTGCCGCGATGTGCTTCATCTTCCATTCGATGGTTCGAGTGGAGGCGACCAGGGTCTTGCGGGCCAGGTCAGGCCGAGAGATCAGGGACAGGTGAGCCGGGTTCACGCACAGCTTGTTGTTGCACTTCATGCGTACCACCTTGCCATCAACCTTCATCCCCAGGCGCGTGGCAACGGATCGAGCAACGGTGGAGCTTTTGCCGCCATTGGATGTGTACGGGTGGCCGCTGGTGGCAACGTACCCCGTCCACAGCCAGCAGTCACCCTCCTCGACTGACTTTTCTCGGATGACATCCAGAATGTTTCTCACGTCTCTTGTCCTCTAGGAAGCGGATGAAGTCCTTCAGATGCTTGCGCTCTTGCGGCAGGATGTAGACATCCACCCGGATCAGGCCCTGCTGCAATCTGCGCTCGCGCAGCGCACGCACGCGCTCTGTAGATGTAGGCGTCATTTCTGTTGCGCATCTACAACATCTGGCGACAGCACGTTGATGCCCAGCACGGACGGCTTCTCGTTGTCTTCCGGTGAGTCCAGCAGACCGGAGGCCTTGGCCAGCAGACGCAGGACACCCACCTTGTCGTAGAGCTCGATGTCCAGCGTGCGGGTGATGTTGCCTTCCTTGTCGGCACGCTCGTTGACCTTGATGGACTTGATGGCCTGCAGGGCGTGCTCGGGGATCTCGTCTGACGGCTTGACCTGAATGTTGCCCTGGTCGTCCCAGGTCATGATGTCCGTGATCTTCGTGTTGGCCATGCACAGCAACGCATACGCCACAGCCTCACGGTTGTGGACGATGGTGGCACTGCGCTCGAGACGACGCTGGACAGAGCGGATGCCACCCCAGCCGTTGAGCGACGGGATGGCTTTGGAGACTGGTGTGCGTGCCATCAGAACGGGATGTCGTCGTCTTCGACAGGACGCGGCTTGGCAGCGGGGCGGCTTTGCTGCTCCTCCTTCGGCTCGAAATTGAAGGACATGAACTTCCGCCCGGACTCGCTCTCCTTGATCCAGGCAGCCATGCGGAACACCTCGCCACCAATCATGCAGTCCCCGGTGTAGTCGGGACCACGCTCGTTCTTCTTGTCCTGCACCTTGAACAACGTGCCGGTTCCATCCTTCATCTGGTACGCCATGCGACCTCCTGTAGTGAGGCTGGAAGTGTAACCAGTTGCCGGGAACAAACGATGCAGTCGAAGATCATCCTGTGCATGAAGTCATGCAAAAGATGCATAGGATGAACATCCCACTGGATGTAACATCAGGGGAACGGGGCCATCACCCAGCCCGGACGCAGGCGGTCTGCTAGCCAAGTCCATAAGCGTGTCGAATCCTCAGCACCCTCTAGTAGCGTAAGCGAACGGGAGCAACCCAGGGGAGCCAGCATCTGACACATGCTGGTCAGACTAGATAAACGATAAGCAGCACTCCCAAAGAGTGAAACACCCACCCCCCCGTGGGTGCTACGGACTGCACAACCTACACCGTCCCCGCGGAGCGTGCCCAGCACATCGCGGCGGGAGGGATGGCAGCATTGAGTGCTGCCACCCACCCGCGAGACAGAGCAGCACTCGGCCAGGATTACAGGGGAAAAATTGAGGGAAAAATTGAGGAGGACATCCCTATCGGTAGGGTGAGGGCCGGGGGGGGCAAGGGGTCGGCTCGCGCTGCCGCAGTGCCTCGCGCCGCTCAGCGCCACCACCCCGGCCTGCTCGGTCAGACCACCCGGCACCACCCCGGCACACCGGGCGTCACGGACTCAAACGGACGATTGGATCCGTGACACCCTGCCTGCTCAGAGTGACAGGCCCTGCCTGGCTCGCATGCTGGCCAGCATCGCCGCTTCGCGTTCGAGGGCGTGACCGGTCGGTGGCTTCAGACCCTCGCCGCGGTAGCGCTCGAGCACATCGCCGATGAGTGCCGCGGCCGTGGACTCGAGCACCTCGACCCTCGACCTATCGACTACCTTTCCATTCGCGCTAGTTATCGCCCCATTCGATTCTTGAATGTTAGACAGAAGCCGTCCCTCATCCCGCGAGTCTCTGGCAAGCACGTCCTCTGCCGACATGGTGGGATCGAACACGATGCGCAGGGTGGCCGTGCGCGCTGTCGGGCCGCTGTAGTAGGGTTTCGCTGTTTGTTCGATGTACCCGGCTTTCTTGAGCCACAGGATCTGCTGGCTCACGGCTTCCTGGGTGACGCCCAGGTCATCTGCGATCTTCTGCTCGCCGCACCATAGGAACCCGTTGCGGTTTGCGTGGGCTGCCAGCATGACGAGCACGCGCAGGGCTTGCCGGCTCATCTCTCTGTCGTGATAGACGCGGAAGGGCAGGACGATGAACTTCCGTGCGTCCTCTTTCTCTTGTTGTCCTACTTGCGGCCTTGCCGGTATATCGAAGCCATGGCTGCCCGCAGCTGCTGCAGGTGGTTGCTTCCGCGGCCGGCCAGGTCTTCGAGTCTGTCCCTGACTGTCTGAGGGTGATGCTTGCTTCTGCGTGTGGTCGGGTAGGTTTGCAGGATCCATCTGGCTTCACACTCCATGCGCCAGTGCTCGCAGTAGTTGCAAACCTGGCGGTTGTCGATCAGGGTCTTCGTCTTGTCTCTGTCGCACCGGTCGCAGTTCATGCCGGGCTCAGCGTCACCGTGGTTCCCGGCTCGGCCTTCGCGTATCGCTTCGTGACGGCCAGCATCACTACCTGGCTGTCATCCTCATACAGGATCCCGTTCAGGGCGTCCAGTACGGTTTTGCCCAGGTTGTCAACGTCTGGCCTGCTGGTGTGCCATCGGTCGAATCGCTGGGCGTCCTCTCTGCGTGCTCGAGGCCAGCTCTTGGGTATCGGCATATGGCAGACCACGCTGCAGATCAGCGGGCCTTGCATGGGCGCCAGCGGCTTGCCATCTGTCGACCGCATCGATGCGACAGCCGCGGCTTCCCTGCGGATCTTGTCTTCGTGCTCTGCTGTCCTGGCCGGTGTGTAGGTGCGGCCTGCTCGCGTCACCCTGGGTCTGGCCTTGCCCACGGGAGCTCCCGGGATCCACACGATGCAGGATGAACCCGACCAATAGCTGAAGCTCACCTGTAGGCCCTCTCGATGCTGCCCAGGAAGGCCCAAAGCTCTGCAGTAGCCAGAAGACCCTGGCCCGGGATGTCCCCGCTAACCTCGAGTGCCCAGTTCATGGCCTCTTCTGGCATCTGCATCCCTGCCCTGGCCAGCTGGACTACCGTCTCTGCTGTTTTGCGTGGCGATTCAACCATCTGGCGATTGACTCCATGCTGTGCTGCTGCTGCTCGATCCCGCCCAGGTGGCGCAGGATCAGCCGCTCGATCAGCGCCGTCCTGCTCTGGCCTGTCCTGGCCGCGGCCTGATCCAGACACTCCCGGGCGGACTCGCTAAGCCTGATCAGGGTCTGTCGGCGCATGCCCGATTGTTGCGCGGATCAGACATTAGGGAAAGTCCTAGGTGTTTGGGTGTTTGACAGTTCCCGGTAACGGTGTACAGTTCACCCCATCGACACCAACCCAGGAGCACGCAAGATGACATGCACCTACTTCACCACCGAATCCGAAGCTCACGCCTACTGCGCCGCCCGTCGGGCTGCAGGGTTCCGGGCCTACGTTCTGTCGATGCGCGACAACTTCCACGAAGTCCGTTCCTTCTAATCACACTCAGCACCCAGGAGAAAACAAAATGACAAAGCAAAAGCAAACCACCGGACCGAAGATCAGCGTCACGTCCAAGCTTGACGGGATCCGTTCGTGGTCCCTCGAGGCCCTGGAAACCTGCCCGGGTTCCGTCAACGGTGATGGAACCCTTGTCGACGCATGCAAGGGCTGCTACGCCACCACCGGAAACTACAGGTTCGCAAACGTGAAGGCCCCGAGGGCCTACAACAAGCTGGACTGGCAGCGTCTTGACTGGACCGACAGCATGGTTAGGGCCCTGGATTCTGACCGCTATTTCCGGTGGTTTGACTCCGGCGATATGTACTCGCTGGCCCTGGCCGAAAAGATCCTTGAGGTTTGCCAGCGTACCCCATGGGTGTCGCATTGGATCCCTACCCGCATGGCCAAATTCCCGAAGTTCCGGGAGGTCATCCGCAAGCTGCAGGCCCTGCCGAATGTCATGCTGCGATTCTCATCCGACAGCGTCTTCGGGGAGTTCCTGCCCGGCACGCATGGCAGCGTCATAGTTCCGGATGCTGAGTCTGCCCCTGCCGGCACTGTTGTCTGTCAAGCCTATCAACATGATGGCAAGTGCAACGGCTGCAGGGCATGCTATTCGAAGGATGTTCCGGTTATCGCCTACCCTGCCCACGGCCAGAAGATGGCCAAAGTAATCACCATTCGCCGGGCTGCATGATCATGGCCTATATCGCTTACTACCGTGTTAGCACGGATCGGCAGGGCCGTTCAGGCCTGGGCCTTGATGCCCAGCGTGAAGCCGTGCGCAGGTTTGCCGGCCGCGATCAGATCCTGGCCGAGTATGTCGAGGTCGAGTCCGGCCGCAAGACTGACCGTCCTCAGCTGGCCGCGGCGATGCAGCATGCACGCAAGGCCGGGGCCGTCCTGCTGATCGCGAAGCTGGACCGCCTGGCCAGAAACGTGCATTTTATTTCGGGCCTGCTCGAGTCCAAAGTAGCATTCCGATGTGCCGACATGCCAGAAGCCGATGTCACGTTTCTACAGATGATGGCTGTCTTCGCTGAGCTTGAAGCTCGCAAGATCAGCGAGCGGACCACGGCTGCGCTGCAAGCCCTGAAGGCCCGCGGCCGCAGACTGGGCAGCCCGAATCCGGCCGCAGGAGCGGCTGCAGCTGGCGCAGTCAAGGCCAGACAAGCCCAGGCCTATGCGCAGCGCGTAGCGCCGATCCTGGCCGATGTGAAGGCCTCTGGCGCACGCTCACTGCGCGAAATCGCCGCTGGCCTGCAGGCCCGCAACATCGCCACGCCGGCCGGATCTGCAACCTGGCATCCTCAGCAGGTGTCGGCCCTTCTGGATCGATTGGAGCTCGCAGCATGAAACAGCACTATCGCCCTGCCCGGCGCAGCACCTGGGCTGATCTAGGCGCGGCCGTGGTCATCGTCGCCCTGGCCCTGCTGATCGGTTACGCCCTCGCATCATGAGCTCGAGCAGGCCAGACCAGGCCCGCGGCCAGGCCCTGCGCGACGCCGGAATCGCCCGCGTCGCGTCGCAGAGGGCTACTGTACTTGGGGCGCTGAAAAATCTCGCACGGAACCTCGCCTGGGAGCGCGAGGAAATATCGATCAACGATATACGCGAGGCAGCGAACCTGCCGAGCGACACCACCCCCCTCGTTTTCTCGGCCGTGTTCCGAGGCAGCGAATGGGAACCCTGCGGCTATGTCACAGCCGCTCACCCGCAGGCCCACGCACGCACCGTGCGCCTGTATCGACTCAGGAGAGAACAGTGGTAGGCAAGGTCACATCCGACACCGTGATGAGCGCGTCACGGCTGCCGGCACTATTCGGCGTGTCGAAGTACTCGACACCGAACGATGAGCTGCGCAAGTCCATCGCCGCGATGGACGGCGCGGAGCGCGAGGACATCACCAACGAGGCGATGCGATGGGGGAACCTGCTCGAGCCGCTCATCCTGCAGGAGTCCGTGTCTCGCCTGGGGCTGGATCCGAACGGGGTCTGCACCATCTGGCCAGAGGCGCAGCGCCACCTCGAGTGGCCGCTGCAGTGCTCGCTCGACGGCACCGCCACCGGCGACGGCCGGCAGGTCGTCACTGATAAGGGCGCGGGAATCTATGTCATCGGGGCCGAGTCCATTTTCTTGGACGGCATCGGTGTGCTCGAGGCGAAGCTGACCAGGGTCTGGCCGGAACCCTCCCCCGCTATCTACCGTGGGCCGCTGCAGTTGCAAGGGCAGATGGCCATCATGAGTGCTACCTGGGGCGCAGTGTGCGTGCTGTATCAGGGTGTTGAGTTGCGCATCTTCCTGTTCGAGCAGGATCTGCGCGTGCAAGAGTCCATCCGCGATGCGGTGTGGGAGTTCGACGGCAAGCTGTCCCGGTATTACCAGACCGGGGAGATCGACCTGTATCAGGAGGCAAAGTGAGTGCTATCGCAAAGGCCTTCGTGGCCGCCAAGAAGGGCTTCGCCCCTGCGCTGAAGACCAGCAGCAACCCGCACTTCAAATCGAAGTACGCGGATCTCTCCGGCTGCCTGGAGGCAGTCAACGACGCCCTGCTGGATGCCGGCATCGCCGTGTATCAGGAGACGGCCGAGTGCTCGGACGGGGTCATCGTCGAGACGGTCTTCCTGCATGAGAGCGGCGAGGTGCTTCGCGGCGGGAAGCTCCACGTCCCGGCAGCAAAGTCAGACCCGCAAGGCTACGGGTCTGCACTCACCTACGCCAGGCGCTACAGTCTGATGGCTGCGTGCGGCATCGCCGCGGAGGACGACGACGGCAACGCTGCCAGCAAGCCAAAGCCGAAGGCCGAGCGGGGCGGCAACCCGCTCGACCAGATCCGCAGTGCAGGCAGCGGCGATCCCAAGCCCGAGCCGAAACCCGAAACCAAAGCCGGCCTGCCCTTGCTGATCCCGCGCAGTGAGACGCCGCACTCGTTTCACCCCGACATCGGGACATGGTTTGAAGCCTATGAGCGCATGGCTCGCACCGTTGCAGGCAATGGCAAGACGCCACCTCGGCAGGCCATGACGAAGCTGCGCGAACTGCGCGAGGCCAACGAGGCCATGATGGGTCAGCTGTCGCCGGAGCAGAACGCCCGAGCTGCGGCTGCGTACAAGAAGCGCCTGGCAGAACTGGGTGCGCAGATCGAAGGAGATCCCCTGTGAGCAACGATTACAAGACCCTCGAGTCCCAGGTGCTGGCCTGGGCCAATGCCCGACAGATCATCCCGAACAGTACCTGCACGGCGCAGGCCATCAAGACGCTGGAGGAGGTCACCGAACTGCTGTCAGCCCTGCACCGCAAGGATTGGGGCGAAGCCCGCGACGCATACGGCGACGTGCTGGTGACGCTGATCATCGGCGCTGACCTGGCCGGCCTGGATCTGGTGGACTGCCTGGCCCTGGCATACGACACCATCAATGACCGCCGCGGTTACCTGCGCGAAGACGGGGTGTTCGTGAAGGAGCCCAGGTGATGGAGGAGGACATCACGCTCGAGCAGAGGTTCGAGGAAGCCATTCGGCAGATCAAGATCCACGAAGGGTGGATGCCGCTGGGCATCTATCAGCAGGTCGTGCAGGATCTGGAGAAGATCCTGGCCGAGCCGCCGGTGATGTGGCGGTGGCGTCATGTGTCGAACCCGCACTGGTCGACGCAGATGACGGAGGTCGAGCCCTGCGAGGGGCACATCGTGGAAGCGCTTTACAGGAGATGACAGACATGAAACGCAACGCATGGGGGCTGAACGTCGGCCCCAACTATTGGTCGGTGCAGGACACCTCCGGTGTCCACATCTGCAGCGGCACGGGTGGTGGCATGCAGTTCGCTGACCAGATGGTCGCAGATGCCCGCCTGATCTGCGCCGCGCCTGTGTTGCAGGAGGCACTGGCCAGGCTGCTGGACTGCTCGACCCGAATGGTCGGGCATCAGCGGGCGTGGCCCACCGAGGCGGAGTTGCTGGCCGCCGAGCAGGCCGCCGCCCAGGCACTGGATCTGGCTCGAGGGGTGACAGCATGAGCACCTCGTTCTCAATCCACCACGTCCATTCTGTCGAGGTGCAGGAGCCCAAGATCCTGGACATCAATGGCGGCACGCCGTTCGTGCATCGCACCATCGTGGTCATGGATGAGCGCGGCCATCGTCACGACATCACCCTGTTCTGCAACGGCCGAGACGCATCGCCGCTGACGATCAAGGAGGCGCAGACATGAATACCCGCATGCTGCGCCGTGCGCGTACCTTGTGGGCATCCGGCGACCGCCGGACCGATCGTCACAACACCCGGCAGTGGATCCGCTCGATCCGCCTGCTGGGCGACAAGTGGCTGCTGGCAGTGCCGGCAAGGAGAATCAGATGAGCGACAGAAACTGCTGCGACGGCCTTTGCGAACAGGGCCGGGCGTGCCCGTACCGCGAGGCTGCACGCCTCGAAGACCTGCCCGTGCCGAAGCGCGACGTGGCGCTGGAGGTGCTGTGCTGGGTGGCCGCTGCGGTCACCGTCTGTGCGCTGGCTGTGTCGTTGTGGGTGGTGGGATGAGCACAAAACCTGACGCACTGCGGCTGGCTGATGCG